TGATATCTTAATAGCGTTTCTGGTCTTAATGGTTTAACAATTTTTCTCTTAATATATTCCATTGCTTTATCATAAAGTAAAGAGTAATTTTCCATAGCATTATGATCGCCAAATGCAAATTGATCGTTCATACCATTATTAAAATAATTGGCAATGTTAGGTTGATAAATAGTATTATTTAATAATTTTTGTTGAATAATATCATTTTCATATGTAAAAATAATATCAGGACGATATTTAATAATTATATCATATTTAATATTATTTTTATTTTCATATTCTTCCATTAATTGAAAAACTTGTTTAAAACTAAATAACATAGAAAAATAATTTATTAAATCTTTACCTGGAAAACCAATCTCATCTTCTTTAGTCAAACGAAAATGGCCACAATAACTTTTAATATTAGTTAGTAAATCATATTTATCAATAGTTATTAATTTGGGACTATAAGTAGAATTAATTTCATTAATTTTGGTATCAGTTTTTATTTTATTAATAGATTCATCACTACCTGGCTTCGCATTTACTACTCCCAAAGTTTCCCAAGTATGAATAAAAAAATCAGCCCTATCTCTATTGCCGCCTAACATATTTTTAATAGTAGATTTAATAGTCTTCTCAAAAACTCTTAAATGTCCGGAAATCAAAATAGCTATTTTATAGTCTGCTGGAGACTTATCAAGTAAGGTTGGTGGAGTTGTAGGGTTGGCAAAAATAGTGCCAAGTATTGGTGATGGCCCAGCCTGATGAGCTAAAGAGGCGGCAAACACAGCTACTGGTGGGGGTGGAGGCGTATAAACTTTAGGAGGAACGGCAGAAGCCGTGGTCATCATTTTTTGATGGCTGAGAGGCATTTTAGAGTCAGTTAAATGAGGAGAAAGGGTACCGCCATGAATGGCGGGCAACACGTTAGCTGGTGGATTGATGTTTTGGTGTTGGGTTCCATTTTTAATGCAAAACCAAATGCGCCTTTTGTTGATATCAAAAGAGTTGTCATTTTTACTATGCCAGTCATAGCTATAAGGGCCAGAGTTAAACTTAGTTTGATCTAAACGCTGGAAGTTCATGCCATATTGATCGAGAAGGCGTTCAATATTGGCAGCCGACATCTGGCTGCTAAAACCGTTAAAAGAACCATCATAGTTATTTTTATTATCTGGTTTAACGATGCAGGCTTCTGGATCATTGGAATCCAAGACGGCAGTTTCTAAAATCAAGTAGTTACTACAAGCACATACGGCTTTTAAGTGGTCGTATAAGCGAAAATTGTTAAGATGACATAAAAGCCCCAAATCTAAAGTCAGATCAAAAGTTTTACCAAAAAAGGGCCAGGGCTGATCCAAATCTGCCTTAACGGTTTTAACGCCATTATACTTTTGAGATACAGTTTTGAGGTGTTCTTGACGAGCATCTACGGCTGTGACGTCTGCGCCTAAACGATGTAAGACTCCGCTGATATCACCATGCCCACAGCCCAAATCTAGAATCTTTTTGTCAAAGAAGAATTGATGGCCATAGTATTCTACAATAGCTTTAATTCTGGTTTGATTCCAGTTGTGATAGGGTCCGTCAAACATTATTCCACGTCTCCGTACTGAGATTTTCTTTCTAATCTAAATGCGATTCCATTAGCACGCATTATAAAATATCTAATATCAGTACGAGAAATAGGAATATTAAAATGATTTACAGTAAACTTAACCATAGTCTCAGAGTGCCACTTACATCCCTCGTCATAAAACTTATCCAGGTTGGGATAAGTATCACAATACAAATTCATAGAATCTGAGCAACCAAAGGCAAACTGATCATTTAAACCATTATAATTTCCAAATTTAGGAACATATACATGATTATTTTCGGAAGCCTCTTTCAATTCATTTGCTGGCAGGATACTTTCAAAAAATAGATCGGCACGAGAACGAATGACCACATCATACTTGAAATTATTCTCCTGCTCAAATTCCGATTTTAATTTGTTAGCCGCAAAGATACCATAGAACATACCAAAGATAATTTCAGGATTTCTTAGTCCAATGTTGTGAATCACCTGATATTTACTAGTGTCCCACTTCTTTTGAGGCTCAATAAACATCTTTTTAGGAGAAAAGAGGGTACGAAGGCTCTCTTCATTTAATTTAAGATTCATAAATTGATGATCACCACGAACACCATCAAAACCCACAGAATCCCATGTAGCAATGAAAACGTCTGAATGATAGGGATCTATAATGCTTTGTTTAAGAATTGGATATACTCTTTCATAGCTACGAAAGTGGCCTGATAAACATAGCGCTACTTTCATAACATTGCTGCCTTGGTTCGATCAACGAATCGTAGAATGGTCGACTCTTCTACCTGACAGGCAGCGTCTGTCTTACGAAAATTATCTAAGTTGGCTGTCGGTAAATGGGCAGCATCGGCTCGTCCCTTATTGATCTTCATTAAAAAGTCTTCCATAGACTTATTAGTATAATGGTTTAGTTGGAGCAGTTCTACCGAATGCTGCGTTGACCAGGCGTTAGGGACTCGTTGACACTTCTCATCTACCGCATAATAGCTATGAGTATAGGTAAAGTGGTGAGGGTTGCCGCCAGCACCCATCGTGAACTGCGGCTGAACAATAGCCTTGGTGTGTAGGTTCTCTTTATACGCCGAGGTAGAAGCCTTGGTATAGTTTTCAATCACCAGACCTTCGGGACGCTTCTCATGGCCATTAGAGCCAAACAACACCCAATTAACCTGCAAACCACCAAACTCCTCAAACTGATCTAGGATATCTGGCACAGAGTCCGTTTTCTTGGGCACAAGATATTCATCAGCATCTATCATTGCGATCCACTGACTATCACTCCCAAATCGACGCAAACAGTCATTATAGGCAGGCATCTGGCGGCTAAGTCCTGGAAAATCGATACAGGTGACATACCCCATCTCAATATATTTAGCTAGTGTCTCGTGGACAGGCACCAAACTATTGTTGTCATAAATGTATATGTGATCAGCTCCAATAACCTTATGAAACGCACACCATTCTGGTAAATCTAGCTCATTTTTAACTATAGCACAGACAGCTAATTTATACATTAGTCCTCGTCATTAAAAGGTCGTTTGCGAATAACAAATACCTCAGGGCCACGAGAACCAGTATCGTTCGTAAAATTACATTTACGACATTTGATCTTTTTGTTAACGGCACGTGGGTTTCCTATGATATCCACTTCGCCCATGCAAATTCGGCAGCGTAATATTTTCATAATATTATCTATATCACTCCCAAGTTATATCTAAAATAACAGAGGCTCCACTACTATAATGTTTAATATTTTCTTGATGGAGCATCGGTTTTCTAGAATCACCACCTGGATAAGTGGGCGGCTCTAAAAGAGTAATTTTTAGAGATGTATCTGCCTCTAATTCATGAATGATTTTGGCACGAAACTCTTCCGAAGTAATATTACTTTGTTTATCAAAAGGATGACTAATTCCTCTGTAAAGAGACTTATAGGCTGGTCCTAAATTTCCATAAAATGGTAGTATTCCGTCAGGAGCCTCATGGAAATAAATTCTACACGTATTTTTGCCCTTTTTAGCCTCTTCAACACATTCTTTTTCGATAATTTTAGGTAATTCACCAAGTTTAGCATCCATAGTTATCCTACGTAGTTTATCTGCAATTGAAAATTCATTCGACATAGTTACTCCATAAGTGGTGTTAAAAATTTGATTGATAGTGTCATAAAACTGTTGTTCAGTCATATCACGCTTCATTGTGTTAGCAAGATAGGTGCACCACACCACATTACCTTGCACATATCCCTTGGCGGGATCTAATTTATCCAGCGACAAGGAGTTATGATGAACCTTCCCGTCCACCCAACCAAATATCATTTTCTCATTAAGATAATAACAATATCCATCTTGTCGATTATATAGCTCAACAAGATAGTCTACTGTTAAATTGGAGGGAATACTAGAGGCTTTACGCCAAGTAGAAATTTTTTCTTGCACATGATACTTAATATCATTTTTATGCTTGATACGATTTATCTTTTTCTTTTTATAAACCATCTCATAATTATCATTTATATAATTACCCGTATGCGTTTTAGAGCACTCGATACACTCCGATCGATAACGCCTATATTTTTCACCAGTTGTCTTAGACGTATATGTTTTATAGTAAAAAAGATCAATACATTTATCATCACCGCAAATTGTGCAAATTTTCTTTTCTGGTGGAATATAGTTTTCAATAAGTTTATATTTAGTGATCCTGGCAGAATGCCCAGGTATAAACTTATGCGGTCGCCCCTTTTTATCAAGGGGACTAATAACTCCACCGCAACCGCAGGCACATAAGGTATTGTCTGTCATACTAGGAATATATCACCTAATGCCCATATTTTTTATTCTTCGTGAGAAAAAGATACAATGGTAAAACGATCATCGAAAACAGCTTCAAGAATGGGTTTTACATCTTTATATGAAAGCGATCCGATCCCACAACCAGGTCTTGGAATGACGATCCCCTTCAACTCAAACCTATACACCATCTTAACTAATTCTTCTGCCGACTGTTTAATTAGAGATAATTTGGCTCCCTCTAATAAACTATCAATAGTAGGAAAACTAATTATTAGTGTCTTAAACTTTTTCTCCTTAATTATTTTAAGGGATGGTTCAATATAATTTCCTTCTTTATCTAAAGCACCAATTACGAATGGAACATTAGTTCCAAAGTTCTTTAAGCATTTACCTAACCTTAAACTGGTCTCTGGCCAACGACGTGCACACACGCCCGCACAACCACCGCCCATACACGCCTCACCATCCTCAGTATAGTGTGAATTAGTAGTGATGCAAATGGCATCCACACCTTCTTCCATAATGGTAGCGAACAAATCGGCTTTACGTTCTTTCATGGCAGAGCCCCGAAATCTTTGAGAATACTATCAGCATACTCTCTAATAGTTGGAGAGGGATCGATAGTAGACATAGATTGTAATTTATCAAGAATGTCTTGAGGCGGCTTCTTCTCCATGTAAAAAGAAGAAAGGCCAATCATAGCGCCTTCGCGTACCACAGCGTTGATATGTTTGAGTAGTTGTCGAAGAGTGGGAAGCACCATATTTTCGTCGGTAACTTCACCACCTAACAACTCAGCCCCAAAAGTCAACAAATAGGTGTCGGCGTTGGGGCTGGTTAAAAGACGTACAAGTTCTTTGGGATTGTTTTGTACCATAGCTTTGAGTTGGATTTCGGAGTAGCTCATCTGACCTCGTAGTTGGATTGGTAATAGACTTGTTTAGCTGAAACTTGTATAATTTCTTTCGTCTCCCATATTAAAGCGCTTAGGCGCCCGCCAAAGCAGCAGCCCGTATCCAAACCATAACAGGTGACACCGGAAGCCTTTTCTTCAATGAGTGGGTTCTCAAAAGAGCAAACATTATGGCCATAGACAACGGATTTAGGGCCATACCAAAAATCCGTCCAAAAGATGGCACCCGCCTCTTTTTTACCGAGCTTGTTAATTTTCTTTAGACTAACAAATCTTCGATTAGCGTCAGTATATCGCAGATACATCAAATCATCTTTGGTTTGATTAGAAAGCAAAATGCCGGGCTTTAACCCGGCATGCACAGCGACAACATCTTCCAACTCAATATAAGTTGGCATGTTAACAATATAGTTTATGTCCTCATCAGATAATTTAGTATAAAAATCTTTGCGATCGTAGACGTCTACCCTAGAACCTTGAGATCGAAACCATTTGAGGAACTTATGTTCATGATTACCCATGACACACTCCAAGTTCAACTCCCTAGCTCTCTTGACTACCGCCAAAGAGTCTGGGCCCCTGTCCACCAAGTCTCCTAATAAGATTAGTCTATCATGTTCCGCATTATATGAGAGCTTTTGCAGCAACTCATTAAACTCATCTACACATCCGTGTATATCGCCAACAAATATAAGACGCTCTTTAATTTCCATCCCTCTTCAACTCTTCTTTCTTGCCACTATCAATAGAGGGTTGCGGATCATCAAAGATAAGTAAAGTTCGACCTTCATGTCCATGAACCTGTATCACATCATCAATAGAATGATAAAGATTAATGCTGCCATACTTACCTAGCCAGTGAACAACAGCCTCACCAGTATCAGTAAATAAGCAACCTTCTGCTACTCTTCCGCAACCACTTACGCCTGACGCATCTTCCAATCTATCGAAATGAAATCTACGTAATCCCATAAAAGTATCCTTGGTTATTCCCTCGTATAATTGATGTCTCGTTATTCACATAATATAACTCAGCTCCCAAGGGCGTCAAGAGCCATTATTTTGCTAATTTCAGCTTATTCTTAATAATTTCCTGGTCTTTCCAATGTTCTGACGTCTGCACATGATTAGCACGCACGCACTTCATTACACAGGTTGAAAAGTCTTTATCATCAAATAATTCAGAAACACGAACCACTACGCCCTCTCTTATACCACCACAAGCAGAGGGTTGAATCATTAAAGATTCCGTTAATTCTCGCAATTCTTTTTCAGAATGAACTCGTCCCTCCCATAATACTGGAACCGTAGGCACTTCAATTTCTTGTGCCCACATTTTCACCTCTTCCCAAGAAGCCCAATCATCAAAATCACGATCATAAGGGTTTAGATATCTAACACCAAATAAAAGAAAATATCCTGGTAATTCTGAATATTCAATAGAATGTTTAGCATAACACCACTCACCAAATAATTGTTCACAGCCGCCAATATGATGTTTGATTGCGGCGTGTAAAGCTTTAAGACCATCAAAGGATGCGTGGGAAGGCGGACCTGAATGGGTGCGGGCAAAGCATCCAGTTAATTCCAGTGAGGTATTGCTGCCATCGACCTTTTCCGTAATAACAATGGGGACACCGATAAGACGAGACAGATCGGTAGCGATCTTGTCGTCATTAGTTGCACCCTTGCTCCATGGTAAATGGAAAGTGCGATTGTATTTAGGTGAATCCATCATTATTCTCGCATATTTACATGATTGAATTGATCACACACGGTATTAATTTACTACGATGTAAGTTTAGGGATGTTGGCATTTCGACTAAACGATCGGGTCGGTGGCCCACGGTGGAGAAACATTTCCGAGAAGAACATCCAACTTGTGCCGCATGTGGTGGAACTAAAAACATTAACATCCATCACATTCATCCTTTTCATGTTTTTCCAGCTTTAGAATTAGATCCCAATAATTTAATAACATTATGCATGGGAAAATTAGAATGCCACCTTCAACTTGGACATTTTGGAAACTTCAAGTTTTACAATCCCAATATTAGAAAAGATGCTGCCACAGTTTTAGCTCATCCCGATAAGTTTGATGACATTGTCAAAGAAGCTATAGCCAATAGAAAAGTTAACTAACCAACAAAAAATGTTTCATCCTAGACTTTTTCACATATTTGGCAAACTTCTTAATCTCTTCGTTGTTGCCGCTATCCAATACAGCTTGCTCTAATTTCTCAACATTGGCTAATTTAATTTTACCAGCCAACAACCTAATATAGGTAAAAGACCCTAAAGCAATAATTAAGTCTTCAATCTGGCGTATATCTTCGGAATTATTTAGATGCTTGGCTAGCTCGAATAAATATCTAGGTTTGCCAGAGGCAAGAATAACTTGCTTGAACTTACTAACTTTTGCCTGTTTAACATGCTTAAGATACATATGAGCATATTTTACTTTGTTGGAATCTATAATTATTTTTTCTAAAATAGAATGGTCGGCAGATTCAACAAAACAAGCAAAATGGGTAATATATTTTATTTTCTTGGACTTGACTACTAGGTTTTGTAAAGCCTTAATATCAGCATGAGGTATATGTCGAGCAAACATAAAAGCATATTTAGGATCTTTGTTATCTAAAATAACTTTTTGCATTCTAAATTGTTTATAAGGAAACTCGTTAGCACAAAAATAAGCAAAAGCAGAGTTATTATCTTTTACAATCTCGTTTTGTAATTTCTCTACTTCTTCGATGTTATAACCGTTTTTATCTTTGCTATATGGGTTAGTTTTAAGTTTTCTCTCACTCAAAAGTTTATCCCATTGTAGGGAATCTTCGCTATAATCATTCTCCGGTATGTATCCGCTCATACCTTATATATATCATAATTAACATTCAATGTTAAATAACAGATAGTATTTTATCAATAAACGAATCTGGCCATGTGCCATCCTTACGACTTTTTTCAATAAAGTCTTTAGCCGAATTAGCCTTTTCATTATAAATATGATAAAACATAGCCGGCATACTTGGATTATATTTTTGCACAGTTAGGGCAAAAGTCTTTTTGTCAGACGCAATAGACCGTGCTTCTGCAGTAATTATTTGCACTAACTCCTCTTGTTTTTTGAGCCATATCACAAATCTCTCTTTAAGAGAGGCAAGGTTAGCCTGTATTTCTTGTGGTAAGAAAGAGGCAGCATCATCGTCTTTGCCCAATAAAATCAGCTCTAAACAATTTCTTGGAGAGGTAGCAAGGCTTTCCCTAATTTTGGAAGCTGCCACATAAGCAGCATTCTTAACTTTGATTCGATTGAAGTTGGCATCTCGTATTACCACGCCCTCGTGTTCCATTGGATTGAGCGAAGAAACCCAATCCAAAAGTTCAGACACAGAGGTGTAGGTGTGTGCCTGCACATGCTGAATACCTATGATACAAACATCGCTACTATTATGTTCTAGTCCAGTAACTATATTGCGTGCTGCCAAAAGCGTCACATGATTATCAGGATAATAAACTACTATCCTGTTGTAGGGAGTGGTTAGCTCAAAACAATATGTAGTATTTTTATCCAACTGATCAGTCAGATCTTGAAATGAATATTTGGTAGTATCCTGTACTGCCTTCTCGAACAAAGTTCGGAAAGTAAAAATACCATTATCCATTAACAAGTCAGCCTCAGGCACGCTACGGGTAGCTACACACCACTGATTGGTGAAGGGGTCGTAATAAACAATACACAGGGTGCCATCTAACTTTTCTAAGACCGCCAAGTTAGGATCGCTCCAGTTAATGGTGGCAGCAGATCCTTGCCCGATATTAAAAAAGCGTTTCATGGGATATGCGAGTATTCTGGTTTTGCCTGGGCACACATAATCTCTACTTAAGCCTTTGGGAGTCATATCTTCCATGATAGGCTGACCATATTCCAAAGACAAAACTAACCCACGACATTCCTGAGATAGAGGATCATTTTCCTTAGCCTCAATCTGATCATAATTGAGAGAGAACTTGTGCCCTGACTTAGAGAAGGAGGCATAGACACCGTGTTGCTCCTGTAGCTCCTTGAAAGTATGAGTCTCTAAAAACTTTTGCACCAATAACATTTTACTTATTAAGCCTCACACCATTATTAGCCATATGTTTAATAATAGTTTCTCCAATATATTTGGATTCATCCGCTATCTTTTGTAGATCGGGTAAAGGTATTCGTTCTCTCTCTTCTTTTTCTAAAGAATGAAAAATCCAATTATCTCCGTATTTATCTTTGAGGTGAGCATAAAATTGCTCATCGGTGAGAGTAAATAAATCATTAAGAAACTGTAAATTACGAGACATTTTAATGGTAAAAACTCGTCCGATCATTTTCATTAAATTAGACTGAAGTGTTCGTAATTGATCATCCGACATTTCTTGCACTTCATCGCTTTCCATAATTTGGCCCAAACCATATCGGAAATCTAAAATAAAACGCTCGCCCTCTTCGGTCAAAGACCCATTTTCCTTAAAAAGATCTTTCATATTAGTCTCTGGTAGTCAAAAGTGCCATGACAACTATACCGCTAGCAATAGTAGCTGCCCAACTGACCGGATGAGAAGACACCACCATAAAAATATAGGCAGAGCTGGGCCAATAGGTCAGCAACAGATATCGTATGCCAACCCAGCCAGCACATAATAAAATGAGCTTCCATAGCCAGCCGTCAATAAACAGCATCCAAACTATGTAAAGAACAATGAGCGAAACAATGCCGAAAATCATGGGTATATCTTAATTCTTATAAATTGGTTGTCAAGCCTGAGGCAGCATGGCATCGATAACTTCTACAATATCTGCCGACCTCAGCGCCTCTAATACTGGCTCTAGCTTTTTCTCGTCAAACTCAATTAATATCTGAGGCTCTGGTGAGTAGTCTTTAACTAATTTAATAGACTTATCATCTAATAATGTTTTAAGCTCTTTCTTGAATTGTTTGATAGATTGCTGACATAATTCTTCGCGTAACTTCTGTTCTTCCTCTTTCTTGACCTTTTTGCCTTTGAGATCTAGGTATTCCATCTTGAGAAAAATAAGGCGTTTCATATTTGCTGTGATTTTCTATAATTTATAATTGCGCGAATTGCTACTTTCGCTTCTTCTGGTGTAAGCAACTTACCTTTAATAAAATTACAAAAACTACAACAACACACACAATTATCAGCTGTATATCCAATAGTATTATCTAAACGATCTATTTTATATCCCTTTGGCTCTTTAACATAAAAGAAATCATCACAATAATAACATTTTTTACCATCTACAATAAATATGTATTCTTCTAATGTTAGATCGGCTTCTATTTTCTTCCTTTTGGCGGAGCGTAAAACTCTTTTATATTTAGAGGGCAAAGACAATTCATACTTTTTATCATATAAAGCTAAATCTTCTTTATTTAGAAGCTTATATTGTTTATTATATTCTTTGATGTAAATTTTATTTTTATCTTTATAACTCTTATTATAAATAGATATTTCTTCTTTTCTATTTTTACGATATTCTAACCTCTCCTCTTTATTAAGTTTATAGTATTCCGTGCTATATAAAAGTTTTTCACTTTTATTACACTCTACACACTTAAATTTTGTTTTCATTTCTTGATCGGACTTATCTTTATCACAATATCGACAATGCATCAATTTTGATTTTTCTTATCTATTGTGGGCTCAAAAGATATTACTCCGCCACAATCAGGACACACGTCATCATCATCTTGTCGCTGATTAAACTCTTCCCAGAATTCGTCAGAGCTCCAACCCACTGAGGACAAAAATAGCACCCATAGAGCTTGACACCTATCATCAATTTCCTCTCCATCGCCAGCCCCAAAAACAAAATGTAGCGTATCAAATACCTGATATACGCTGTCGTAGTCCATCTTATCAATATTTTTCATTTTAATCTCCAATCAAAAATCGCCAGGAGCGACCTGAAAACACACCAACCCAAGTGATCTCCATAGGGAGACTACTTGATTGCGATCATCCAAAACTAATTTCACGAAATATTTTCCTTCAATATTGTTGCGATATATTTCTTCCTTGATCACCGAGTCGCGCCTCATGTCAGCGCTCTTTCGCATAAATAATTTATACTCCATATTAGGCAAATGTTTTTCAATAAATCGGCGAGTTTCGGGCTCATATTTATCCTCCCTGCCACTGCAAAAAATTATTTGAGTACCAGAATTGTAATGCAGTTCAATCGTGTCTTTAACCGCCACATTGATCTCATCGATCAGATCGCAGTCTTTTGCATCATAAGGCGAGCGCTTTCCAGCGAATAGAGCTAATGTGCCGTCCAAATCTGACACAATGGCAGGACATAGATTCTTATCTTGGGCGGCAGGAGTAAATGGTGCATCCAAAGTATAGTTTCGTTTAGTAAAAATTTCAACACGCGAATGACGATGTTTAAGCTGAGTTTTACCACTCTCTTTCCACCACTTTTCAATGACTTCTTTTCCCACACAAGCTTTGCCTTCACGCTTACTATCACGTTCTATCGCTTCTTCTAAATCGATATAGAAAATCTTTTCATAACATTGAACATCACGATTCGCCTCTTTAGCAATTTTCGTAATCTCTTCCCAATTTCTCTTTCCAATATTAAGGTTATCTACCAAGACAGAATATCCTTGTGATAAGAATTCCTTTAACAAATATTGGCGCGTGCTACGAATAATTTTTTCGTTTTCTGAACTATAAACACCCAGATCTATGGCAGATCGCAAATCATCATTATTGATTCTCTTCCACGTGCCCGGCTCTTTTCTCATTAGTTCTCGACAATAAGTCGACTTTCCTGCGGCAGGAATTGAAACTAAAACTTCAACTTTTTGCATTTTATTTCCTCAATAACTTGACAATAAGAAAATTGCTAAAATAATATAATTTTCAGGCAGAAACGACAGTGCGCCTAATATTGTTTTAACTCTTGCCATTTTGCTTCTTCCATTTGGCTAATTGCTTGTCGTAATTTTTATTTTTGATCTTTTCATCCCAAGACAATATCAAACTAGAAGATACATATTCTCCATCTAATTCGCTATACTCTTCTTTTACGGACAGAACAACATCTTCAACGCCCTTTGTAAGAGCCTTTTTACACCAATCTAAAAAAAGTAATAATGACACTTCTTTACGCGCATTATCAAAATAAAAATTAGCAGACTTTCTAATAATAATTTTCTTCTTTGGTTTATCTATTATCATTTGACATGTGTCCAAGTTTTACCAGTAGCTATCATAGAAATAGTCGGAATACTAACACCAAAAAGTTTAGCAATATCTTTTTGATAAAGTCCTTCTGCCAATAATTTTTTTATCTCTCTTACCTTGTCATCGTCGAGAATGCTACCATAAGCTTTGGCGCCCATATTTATATTATTCCCAGCCTTAAAAGTAGTGGCTGGAGAGTTCGATCTTCCCATTAAAGACTTGGAAATTTTCTCTCTAACACAATCAGGCATTGTGTGATTATCACCGCCAAATGAAATATTGTATCCAAATTCTTTTTCACGGGCCCTTAAAAGGTCGATCCAATATTCTTCTGCTTTATTGGCAGCATCTAAAGTTTCTAATTTTTCGATGAGGGTAAAGGAAAAATTCTTGATACCATGCTTCCTCATAGCTAAATAAATTGGCTGATCTCGATCGCCCTTAATGGCATGGTTTTTATGTTTCCACCACCTATACTTTGGTTTGTTAGTTTGACCCACATAAATCTTGTCATTTATTTCGTTATGAATGATGTATATGTAGTGGAATTTGTTCGATAATTTTGGCATGACACACTCTGTTAATATATAACATAAGTATGCCAAAATATACCGTTATTAGTCGGTATTACGCACTATACTGACTATAAAAATTAGCACCTAAAAATTACACTTTTGGCTACTGACAATAATTTTATTTTTTAGTTAGTCTTAATAACTTTGCCAAATAATAAAGCATCTAACTCAGACAATGTCGTTAATCCGACTTTAGTTCCGGTTTGTTTGCCATTCTCAAAAATATAAAGACTGGGGACACCTCGAATACCAAACTTGGCGACTGTATTAGGTGCGTCATCAATATCTACTGATACCACCTTAATCTTGCCAATATTATTGGTAGCAAACTCTTCTATAATAGGAAGCTGTCTTTGGCAGGGCGCACACCATGTTGCGCCAAAATCTACTAACACTATTCCAGAATCACTCAATACTTCCGCCTCAAAATTACTATCATCAACTATTTTTACTTCGCTCATTAGATCCTCACATCGGGCAACATAAATCTTATAAATTGGCTGTCAAGGGGAGCCGCTTTTATAGCCCGTGTTTCGATAAAATCTTCTTTACCCTACACCAAGGTATTTGATATTCTCTTTTAAGAGAATTAAGTTGGGCACCAGACTTATATTTTTCCACAATTTCTAACTCTTGTAGCTCTGAAATTTCTTCACCATTTTGTCTTTTGTCATACATGTGATCATTAGTAAAATATTCTTGATATTTAAGATATTTTCTTTCCAATCTGGTGTTAGGCGCAGAACCGTTATATAGCCAATCTAATATTTTTTTAGCGGGACAATTAACATAACGAGTTAAATACACACCATGATGAGGAATAATAGCTGCCCTCTCATTATCACTTTTAATTCTCGCACCAACTAAATCATAAAAAATATCAACTATATTGGTAATAGTAGAATATGATCCTACTAAACTTATAGCTCCCTTTTTATTTTTAGTGTATGTTATGCATCCATCACCATCAAAAATACCTCGTATGAAATGATGTAATTTATCGGTTGGCACCTGATGAGGGAATTCAATTATCAAAGACTTTCTTGGAATAATATTAAAATTATCCGCCAGATCTTTTACCCACCATTTGCCACATATAGATATTATTTTAGCATTATTATAGTTGTCGGAATATAATTTACCAGTAAAATTTATAGTATTAACAAATTTTAATAAATGCTCCTCATCTCTATTTTGCAGCCCAATAACAACTTTATGGCTTCCATATTGATCTGTAATACATCCATCCGCATAAATAAATCCTGCCCAATAACAGGCAGCGTCAGAATATGATGAGAAAAAATTGATATCGTATTTATTATGATATGGTTTCTTGCCACCATATCTGGCAACATTATTTCTATCTAAAATTTTAGCAACAGTTGCACTTGCTAAATTAAATAGCTTACATAATTCAGAGTTGCCATATCCGTCTATGTATAATTGACAAATTTTGTGTTCGATGAGGTCGTTTGTTTTGATAGCCATACATACTATATATCATTATGCCCAGATACGATAACTAACTATCATTTTTTAATAGAAACTCCCTCACTTATTTTATTAAATAAGTCGAAAAAGACCTGACATTTATAAAGTTTATGTTCGGTTATTTGATCGAATGAGAACGCATTATACAATCCCATTAGTTGTATTTCTTGTTCCACATTCTGTTTAATAAAGAATTGACACAGACGCTCTAAATAAGCTTCCCTCTTTTTAGTTTTTTCAGCAAAAACTTTTTGTTTGGTATAATAACAGGCAGCTACTACAAATACTACTTTTTCAGTGGGAGCCAAAGAACTGAAATCAAAAGATAAATTATTGTTGTCTATTAGGGCACGAACATATGGCTCAAACTTACGATAGTGTTCATACCATAACTTGAAGCGCAAACCCACCTCCCCTCCGACATAACCAGAGATAATGTGAGTGACACTTTCTATATCCGCCATCTTCAACTCTTTAGTTTTAATTAGAGCTTCGGAAGCTAAAGTCCAACTGCGTGGTGACGGAGAAGCATAAGCAGTGTCGGCTATTTCTCCACAAGCAAAAGTAGGATCACTGCGCAAAAATCCTAGAATCAGATCGTGAACTCCGTTACTTTTACACCAATCAATCCATTGACTGAAATCAAAAGTTAAGATATACTTAGCGCCCCTATCTAATAGAGCGCTAGAAATCTGATTGGAGTAAGTGCCTTCATTTAATAAATTGCCGGTTAAGATACAAGCTACGGCATTGATGGGCCTTCCATTGATCTTCTTAAAAAGCAAGATCTCTAATAAAGGAGCCGTTACTTCTGGTGGAGCCTTATCCACTTCATCAAATAAAATTATACTATCCGGCTTTTTACCTTCTTGTAGAGGAGGTAAAAAATATGGAGACTTAAAGTTAATAATATCTCCCGGCACACTCATATCAGGATAACCCGCTAAATCAGGCCTTTCTATCACGCTCAAATTAACATAAATAATTCGTAACTTACATTCTTGGGCAGCCTGAATGGCTATGGCTGTCTTTCCAGTTCCTCTCCTACCGAAAAGGAAAATATTTTGTCCCGCCCCAATAAAAAACTTGGTTAAGTTTAATGCTTGAATCTGGTCTATTTCCGGTAAATTAAGAGCGTTGGTCATATTTGCCTTATGATATCATAAGACTATATAACCTTCAATTGAGTCCTAGAGCTTTCCGGTCTTTAATTTCAGTTAATAGTTCGGGAATATACAAAGAAGAATCGAAAGTTTGGATGGCAGCTTGCCCTAAAATATTATCACCTTTTTGGGCTTCCTTAATGGCCTCTTCTAATTCTTTAGCAGCGGCTTCCGCAGATAAAGTAATAGAAAATAAATGCCATTTGTGAGTGGGTCTACTTTTAATATAAATGCCATGTATCATATTTTACGCCTTTATGTTTTCTAACAGCATATTACAAAACAGTTGGCCTTGTTCAATCGCGTCATCTACCGCCACATGAGTGTGTGGCGCATCAGAAAACCATCGTTTAGGCATATTCTTTTTGGTAGACTGTCGATACTCCGTTTTCATGAGAGCCATACTATATGTCTTAATATCCAAAGCTGAAAAAGAAAATGGACTCTTGAGTCCAAAATGGATAATATAATGATAAACGAACATGAAATCAAAGGTGGCTGGATAGCCAACAAAAACTGGCTTGCCTGGTTGCTTATTGACCCAAGATATAAATTGTTCCATAGCTTGTTGGGGATCGCGAACATCTTGTCGAGTGGCTTCATAAGCCTCTTGATTGTCTGACCAGAACTTCATAGTGTCTGGGTCTTCTGAGGCCTCTGGCAAAATTCTTAAATTGGCAGAAAAGGTAGATAGCAACTTACCCTCAGAGGTAAAAGCAGCGGCTCCTAAAGATAACATGGAATAGTCACCAGGGATGGGACCGTTCGATTCTATGTCACATGATATATAGGTTTCCATAATTTATCTTCCTTCTAAAGACTGTTCTACCAAACAAATGCACAATTGATCCAATAGCTTAATATTTGGCTGATTAGGTAATGTAGATTTTAGATAAGCCGACTTCACTTCATTTTCTACTTGATCGGCATAATCCACTAATTTTTCGTAGCTCCAAGCTCCAGTCTTGATCGCCATTAATTCTTCTCGATCGTCTGTGCGTTTAACTTGCACTTTACCAGTTTCTAAAATCTCTTTTCCCATCCTTAAAAGACGCACAAGCTGCGTGGCATGTTTAAGATCGAACCCATATTTAGCCTCTAATTCGGCGCGTTTGGGGTTTCTATTTTTCTTCCAATTTTGGTAAGAATGCCAATCGCTAACCTTGTTTTCGTATTCTTTTTCCTTCTTAATAATGGCTATCAAATTATCATCTAGTCCAATGGTTCGAGCGGCAGCTAACCATTTATCATCCGAAGTAATTTGTATCTCGGTTAAAATGTCAGCCACTTTCCCTTGCAAATATATCTTCTGACTATCAGTAAAGGGCTCAAAGTCGGGATTCCAACTTTCTAATTTCTTGGCAATCAAGTTTTTGACCACATCAAATTGATTTTTGTCAATCAGCGGCTTAATAGGCAGTCCCATTTCTTCTCTGGTGGGCGTGGCTGTCATTGGAGATAATAACCACTTTCTGTGGTTTTTTATTCTATGTGCTTGTGATTTAGCAAAACCAATATATCTTTCTTTTAACTGTTTAGATAAAAACTCCTCCTTATGGTCAAGGATGGCTTGTCCAGCTTCCGAAACTATTATATGATCAGAAGGATCAGTAAATAAAATATCGATACAGTTTGGGTTTCCCATAGAAAGAAGATTAAAAAACTTTGTAATCTCAAAAATAGTAGTATCTGGTTCTTTTATTTCTGCTTGCTCAAACCCTGAATTAAAACCTAAAAAGTATTCTTTTGATGGAATACATACACCACGATAATCCCAATCGGATGATTCTGTTTCTAATCCATATGCCCTGCTACCAGATAGAGTAAAAAAGATAGTATTATCCCGTATCCAACTTAAATGTGGACTATTTTTGGCAATCAAATCTAATACAGGATGTTTACTCATGACTAATTAACCACTTCAATTCTTTTCCACTATATTCACAACGTGACCATACCAATTTTCTGTTTTGTCTTTTACGACGAGTATGTGTGCGTAATATAATACTATTCTTATAGATACCTACGCCCGCTTTACATTTAGGACATACCACATAGCCTTGGAAACCAGATATGTATTGCATAAAGTTATGCCCAAGATTTTCCACAACCACAAGTGTGTTGTGCCTGAGGGTTATTAAACTTAAAACCGGCTCCCGTTAAACCTTCTACATAATCAATTTCCGTGCCATCCAAATATTGGAAAGATATCATATCTATTACTATCTTAACGTCATTTTGTTCAATAACTTCATCAGTATCTTGGATCTGATCATCAAAAGCCATATCGGTCATATAACCGGCGCAGCCGCCGCCCTTAACCCCTATACGAACAATATTATAGCCAATACCTTCTGCTTCCGATAATTCTTTAATCTGCTCTACGGCTTTGGCAGTAATGGTAATCATTTATTCGTCCTCGAACTCGTCCTCAAAAGGATATTTATCT